AAAGGCAAAGGGAGGAATTTTACCAAAAGGAAGCATTGGTCTTGTAGGTGAAGAAGGACCAGAATTAATAACTCCAACCCAACAAAATACACAAGTTATTAATTCTAATCAAACCAATACAATACTTGAAAAATTGGTGAGAACAACAACTGCAAGAACTCAAATGATAGAGCAGAATTCCAAAAATATGTCAAGTTCTGCTCCAGTATTTATTAATAATGTAGATAACAGTGTCAGAAGTAATGGAGGTGGCGGAGGTACAATACCAATTCCTAAACCTGTCAATAATCCTAACACTGATTTGCTTGCAGCTGTTGCGGCAGTATTCTAAGAATTACTCGTTGGCAAGTTTCTCAAAATAACTCATTGCACTGTCTTCATCATCATCAATATCCATTTTTGATGGTGAAGACTTGTAAGAAGGTTTGTAATCTTCTTCATCATCAAGCACTTCTGCAATTGGTTTGCCAGCAGTTTGGGTTCCAGTAAGAACTGCATCCAAACGCTTTCGCAATTCATCATAACTCTTGAAGTTTGATTCAGCAAGAAACTCTGACAATGAATGTGATTTTCCAATCACACTTTCAATTCTATTATCATCACCAATTTTTGATGTTTTATCAAACTCACTCTTGTCATAATTCCAATAACCATCAACCTTACGAATCTTCAGTTTGAAGTTAGCACCATCCCATGCATCAAATGGATTGATTGGTGATTCATCTTCAAATTCTGGCTGCATTGCCTCCATGATTTTGTCAAAGATTTTCTTGCCATATTTGTACAAGAAGACTTTACCTTCATTTTGAGGGTTTGCAGAATCAGAAACAACCAATACATTGCTGTAGTATTGAAGTTTTCGTTTTTGCTTTCGTGCAATTTCCTTGTCAGATTCAATTCCAGAATTCCATAATCCAGAATTATGTTCACAACATGGACACTTGCCATTGACTGTTGTCAAGCAATTTTCAATGAACCACATTCCTGTTGGGCCTTGGAATGCATGATTCCAAACACGAACCCATGGAAGTTGTCCTTCATCAGATGCAGGAAGGAATCGCAATACAGCGTATCCGTTTCCAGATTTGTCTACTTGTGGTTTCCAAAGACGGTCATCAATATATGATGCCTTGTCGGCTGGTGCATCTTCTTTTGCAACTTGTGCCAAGAGTTTGTCAAGAGCATTGTTTTTGCGAAGTGCGCTGATATTTGACATGGTATTTCTCCGTATATTGTCGTATGTTTAAGTATTTCACAGAATCATAATATATTCTATTTATTCTATCACAGAATAAAGTCTTTGTCAAGTATTATTTGCAGATCATCAAAAGTTAGATAATCCACATTATCAAAATCTTTCCATTCTTCAATGTCAATCCATTCTGGAGAGACATGAAAGAACTTGACATTTGGATAAGTTTTGAAATTTTGAATGTGCTGATTTTTCCAATTCACTGATGGTGTTTCACTTACATCCTGTGGAACATAATTACTTGTTCCTTTGTATACATTATTTACTTTACCATCAATAGAATTCATATCAAATCCAATCATATAAATTTCTGACGGATTATGGTCTTCTAACATCATTCTCACAGCAATTGGTCCAGCACTCCATCCAGAATAATCGTAAGGAATAAGTTTCACCTCATCTTTTTCATCTACCCATGTAACCCATTGATGATGATTGCCCAATCTTTGTCTCATGTCAAGAGAATCAAAAGGCTCATTCCTTTCTTCATATTGTTTCTTAATCATATGAAACAATCTCATAATCTGATTTGGATCAGTTCCATTGAGAACAAATTCTTTCTTGTTCTGTTTTTCATTTTCTGTTTTTAATGATTCATGCCAACCTTCAAACATGTTATCATTAACCAGCATTTCATATGAATCTTCAGGTAATCTACTCCAACTTCTAAAATAACAAAGATTATTGTTTGCATAACCAGATGCACTGATTTCATGCATCATTCCACCATCAACTGCAATCAAAGCATCAGGTGTAAAATCACGATAAAGAGCATTACATCCATACACCTTTCCAAATGTTTTAAGAACATCAAGGTTTATTTGTGTTCTTGATTCACCATTTCCCAGTACAAACATAGTCAGTCCATTATTTTAAACATTAAAGGAAAAATATCTGCAATGATTTTGCCACATTCTTTTGCAATTTCCATATGCTCTTTTTGTGTACCATTTGCAGAACGTAATTCAACATAATGAATCCAAGAACGAAGTGTTCCATTCATCATCAATCTTGTCTTGGTCAATCCTTCTGGAAGAACAACTCTGGCTTGTTCTTTTGCAACATTATTTTTAATTGCCCATTCATAGGCAGTCAGTGAAACATCTATCACTCGTTCTTGCCAGTGTTTCCAATCACCATGAATTGTTTCATCATCAGTTTCTACCGAGTTTTGTCTATTCTTTTCATCTTGTAGTCTTGCTTCTCTCAGAACAAATTGGTCACCGAATTCAGAAGGATTTGCATATCTTTGACTGAACTCTTGAAAAGAAAAAGAGCGATGTCTCACAATTTGATGAGCAATGTCTCTGGTAGTTTCAATTTCTAGGCAAGCACCAGCCATCTCAAATGGCGACCAGTGTTTGTGTTTGATAAGGTAGCGTAAGAGCCTTTCGGACGTTTCAGTGTTGTATTGGTTCGTGGGATTCGATACACGGGCACAATACGCAATGATATCCTGGACATTTGACAATCCTTCTTTTATGAATTCTGCGGATGGTTTGCTGTAACTTATAAGTTTAACACTCATCTCTTTACGAAATTTCTACGTTGTTGATGGGATTGCCGATACTGAATCACCTTCTGATAGGAAAGTTCTTTCAATCGTTGATTCAAATCACTTTCTCTTCTTTGCAACTCAGCACATTCATATTCTAATTGCTTCACTCTGGCTGCAAGATTTTCTGAACGAATTTTGAAAAAATCACGTTCACGGGTTAATTCTTCAGCGGTTAATTCTTTTGCCATATTTCCTTTATAGCATGTTTTTGAGGTATGACTTACACTTCTGTACATCTATTTGCACAAAAGAATCATACTTGATAATTAATTTACGTTTATCTGGCCATACAAATGTTTCTTTTATGTCTTTGTCAAATTGACTGACATAATCAAAAATTCTATTTAGTATAACCATTGTTTCTAAATGAATTTCTCCACTTAAAAATCTTTTTAATAATAATGGATGTTGACCATGCTTGCAATCAAAAAGTGAATCAAAATTAGAAGAATCAATAGACTCAGTTCTAATAAGCGTTTCCATGTCTGTTCTGAAAACATATGAAATGCTTTGTTGAGTTTTCTTCCAATCCATAAACACTTGTTCATTGAATTCTCCAACCCATCCTTTTGGATTCTGAATAAGGTTTGCAACAAAGTAGTCAACGGTTTCTTCACCATATTTACGACCAATCTTGTGAAAAAAGAATCTATCATTTCTTTTGAGAAAATTCTCTTTCTTGGCACGGGTTTTGCCGAGATACTTTTTGAAATCATATCCTTCTTTGGAGAAATGCAATTTCAATCCAAGATAGATTTTGTAAGCGTCCCAACTGTCCATAGCAAACATTATACTCCTTCTCAGGAAAAATGTCAAGAAATTTTTATAGTGGTAACTGAGAAACTTTTGGAAGAAGATTGAGTTTCATAGCATCAACTTCAATCTTTTCTTTGAGAGGTTTTGTAATAAGAGAAGCCACGGTTTCAGGTTCTAATTTATTATCAGAACAATATTCAAGAACTGCATCCCAATGACTGACACCTGTTCTTTTGACAAATTCTTCTATTTCGTATGAAAATTTTTTCGCACTCATAATCTTTAATTCTTCAAACATCATTTAATTGTCCTTTATGATGGAGGTTTTTTGGCAGAACCTCCATAAACTGCTTATTTAGATTTTTCTCTGGCTTCAATTTCTAATGGATTATTCCAATATCCATGTCTAATTGTGTACCAAAGATAAAGAATTATAAAAACAAACCAACCATGCCTTTCATACTGCATCATATGAACTTCTTCATGTCTCCGAACACTTTCATCATCAAGTGTCTTGAAATCACGATACCATGCAGTATTTTTAGAAATGGTTATAGCAGTAAATTTTTTTGGAAAAAATCCTACCAACCATTTAGGCATTAGTTTATGTTTTTTCATTTCTTGTCTTTATTATCCACAAACTCTTGAAATTGTTTTGCAACTCCTAAAATTTGTTCAACTCCG